CTCAGCAAAGCAAAATAAAAATATGGCGAACCCTACGATCACAATTCTGCCATCCAAAATGGCGGTCAGCACCGGTTCGCCATATACCGCCAACGACGTCGACGGGGTGGCCACCTACGCCTTCCCGAACGCGCAGGGGCAAATCCATTTCACCGCAGATACTGCGGTCGTGGGGCAGAAGTACGACGTCTACATGCTGTGGTCGATGGCCGGCACGCCGGGTCAGCCATCGCCTGCATCGGTTAGATTCTACGGCGCCTATGAGCCGTGGACTGATTCGTCAAAGCCTGTCTATGCGAACAAGGTGATCAATCTGGTTCCGCCGCAAGGGTCTGGCATTGTCGAGCGGTCGCAGCTGCCGTTTTCGTTCACCCGAGAAGATGCCGGACGTATTTCGCACTTCAAGATTGGCCGCCAGCAGGACAGCGTCGGCGGCACGATGCGTATCCGTGGGTTCGAGCTTGTGCCAACCCCCGATCTGGTCGAAGCCAGCGTCACACCTGCCGGTAACCTGTCGCCAACGAGCTTCAACACGCCGTACTCGGGCACCAAAGTGATCTCGCTGCTGTCGCTGTACACGCCGATCTGGACTACGGCCAACGCGGTCTATGTCGTCGCCCCCGTGACCGTTGGTGGCGTGCAGCAATCGCGCCTGGCGAAGCTGAACAAGAACACGTACGAGATGATCCAGGACGTGCAGATCGGCACCGGGACGCACGATACGACCATCGGGCACCGGGACGGCAGCGTGTGCGTTACTGACGACGGCAAGGTCATCACCTATGGCGAAGCGCACCACACACCATGGAAGGGCCTGTCGGCGCCTACCGAAGACATTTCGGCACTGGTGGCAACGACCGCACCTGTGGGCCTCGACGTAAACTGTTCCTACCGCCGCTTCTTCCGGAACCAGTTCGACGGCAGCATGTGGATGGGCGCACGCGGCAATGGCTACTTGGCCGGCATCTACAAATGGAACGGCGCCACGTTCGACCGCAAAGGCGCTGACTTCCTCGCTGGCAATGCGGCCTCGTACCTTGGCTCTTACGGCATGGAGATTGCCTTTGCGAGCGTCGACACGCTGTACGTAACGACCGAGTTCCTGCAGGGCGATGGCCCGTTCACGATGTCTGGCTACCCGCGCCAGAACATCAATCTGATCAAGTCGACGGACGGCGGTACGACCTTCACGACTATGCGTGGCAAGGCGCTGAATCTTCCACTGGTCAGCGGCACGGACGACAGCGACATTGCATTTCCGAACAACAATTACAACCACAACGCGAGCGTGGCGCGCATTGCAATCGGCGCCGACGGTCAGCCGCTGCTGGTCGCAAGCTGGCAGCACCCAGACGAAGCCTTCCGCAGCCTGTGGGTGGCCAAGTACAACACGACCACAAACAAGTGGGTGCGCACTCGTCTGATGGCGCACAACGGCCTGCAGGACGCGGGCACGCCACACGTTGCGTATCACGGCGGGAAGATCATCGTCACCGCTGCGACGACTGACGACAACGTGCCGGCCACGCTGGGCACTGCAAACCAGCTGTACCTTTTCACCACCACCGACTCTGGTGCGACGTGGAAGAAGCACGCGATCACGCATCCGGTCGGCGCGTACAGCGGCGCATACATCGACCAAGCTGCGCTACGCCTGGACAACAAACTGCGGCTGCTACCCGATTTTGAAGCGCAGCCAAATTCGGTTATTTGGGAAATGCCGGTTCCGGGTGGCGACACCACGGCACCCGTAATGACCGGCGAGATCACGGTGTCCGCCATCACCACGTCGGGCGCCATGCTGTCGTGCCCGGCGGCGACAGATGCAGTCGGCGTCGCTGGCTATGAATACAGCATCGACGGCGGGGAGAGCTACAGCTTGATTGCCAATGCCGCCCGGTCGGTAGCGGTTTCTGGCCGGCCTGCAAGTACTGCGCACGCGGTGCGCATGCGCGCCTTCGACGCGGCTGGGAATCGTGCCACGCCGCTGTCAGCGAGCTTTACCACGCTGGCCGCGCAGCCTGCGCAAAATGCGGTGTCGGCCTCGACGGTGGCGGAGTCCCGCCGGGTCGCATTCCCGGGCGGCACCCGCGTGGTGAAATTTGGCAGTGTGCCGACCGTGCGGTTGCCCAATGCCCCGTACTTGGAAACAGGGCGGTGGTGGAGCGAGAAGCACCCGCTCGACGAACGGTACTGGGTGGCAGACATCACGATTGACCTGGCCGAGCGCGGCACGACAGCGAAGGAGGTTGTCGCGCTGGTGGCCGGTGTCACCGTAATCGAGGAACCCGTCATCCAGGGCAAGCTGATCGCGGTGAAGCTGGGCGGGTTTAACGCGGCGATCGGCGCATCTAACTTCTGCACACTCCGCATCACCCTCGCAAATGGTGAGCGGATCGACCGCACGACCTGGTTCAAGCAACAGGTTGGCGTGTATTTGCTCGACAAGGATCCGGACGAGCAAAGCTATTTCGTCGGAGATATCGGAAACGACCTGGTCGACAGCAGCACCACGGCCACTCAGGTGAAAGCGCTTCCGGTCGGGGTCGAAGAGCTCGTGCCAGCAATGATCCAGGGGTCTTTGATCCTAGTGAAGCTGGGCGGCATGGACACGCTTCCTGCCGGCGCGAATTACTGCGACTTCCGCATTGACTGTGCGAACAGCGAGCGCTTCTACCGGACCATTCAATTTAACAGGGTGGACAACTGATGATCGATGCATCGCAACTGCCGAGCGTGCCAAACACCGAGCTGCTGAAGCAGCAGGATGCGGCCGCCGTCGAATACGCGCGCGCGCCGGCAGCGCCTGGCGCGCCGCACGGCGCCGGCCGCCCACCAGCAACACAAGGAACGACCCGATGAGCCTGCGACTGATTACTCCACCGGCCACATTGGCAACTTCGATGGCGGCCGCGCGCACCGCTGCACGAGCTGACGTCGGGGAGGATGGCACGTCGCCACTCGATGGCGAGATCGAGTCAGCCGTCCGGATCTACACCGCCGAGGCGGAAGGTGAAACGCGCCGCGCCGTCATGGAGCAGACCTGGCGCCTGACGCTGGACCGCTTCGGTGGCGCAATCGAGCTTCGAAAGCCGCCGCTGCTGCAGGTCGACCACATCCGGTTCTACGATGTCGACGGCGTGCAGCGCACGCTGGATCCGCGAGATTACCTCGTGGATGCTGAGAGCGAGCCGGGATATGTCCTGCCGGCGCCGGGCCACGTGTGGCCGCCGACTCAGAACCGCGTAAATGCGGTCGAGGTGCAATACCGCTGCGGCTACGGGGTAGATCCTGGTGTCGTGCCGTTCGAGATCACCGGTTTCGTTCTGGCGCGTGTGGGCGAGCACTTCCAGTCCGGTGGTCAGCCAAAAAATGAGCTTGTCAAACGGCTGCTCTGGCCGCTGGTGGTGCACGGATGATGAACGATCGGATTGCGCTCCTGAAGCGCACAACGGCCCGGGATGGCGCGGGCCAGCGACTTCCAGAGGCCTGGACGCCTCTACCCGAGGTGTGGGCGAATGTGAAGTTCCAGTCCGGCGCCGAAGCCATTCGCGCAAACGCTGACGTCTCCATCGTCAAATGCTCGTTCAGGATCCGGATTCGCTCTGATGTTGATGCAACGATGAAGGCACGCTACAAGCGGGTCGATTACGACATCAAAGCGGTGCTGCCCGACTCGAATGATCGGGATTTCGTTTTTCTCGTGTGTGAGGCGACAAAATAATGGATTTCGATCCCTCAAGCCTCATCGAGACTGTGCAGAACACGGTCGACCAGGTCAATGACCTGGTCGACGAGGACATGCTGCGCACCATCGGCTTTGTCGGCGCCGACTTGTTTCGAGACCAGGCAAAGCAAAATGCGCTGTCGAACAAAAAGACCGGCATCTTGTTTGACAACATCATCGTCAAGCGCCTGGAAGAAGAATCCGACGCCGGCAGAAAACAGGTCTATCTGGTCACCGTGCGAAACGGGAATGCATCTTCGAACGGTGCCTATTACTGGCGCTGGGTCGAGAACGGGCACAAATTCGTTCCGAAAAATACGAAGGTCAGCAAGCGCACCGGCCGCACGATCGGCTGGGCGGCGCACCGGCGCGCGGCAGAGCTCGAGTACGGAAACGCGAGAGTGCAGGCGTACCCGTTCATGCGGCCGGCCTACGAAATGAAAAAGCAAGAGGCGGTCGACCTCATGACGCGCACGCTGGCCGAGCAAATGGCAAGGAATACACGATGACACCGCACGAGCAAATTTTCCGGGTGCTGGGCGACCTGGTCGATGGCCGGGTTTTCCCCGGGATCGCCGAACCCGCGACGCAGACGCCGTATCTCACCTTCCAGATCATCGGAGGCCCACCGATTAATTTTGTCACGGGAGAGCGTCCGAGCAAGCGCTTCGTGCGCGTGCAGGTCAATACGTGGGCTGCGACGTCGGTCGAAGCGTCGCAGGTGGCCATGCAAGCCGAAGACGCGATCCGAGCGTCACGGGCGCTGCAGGCCGAGGTGCTGACCACTGCGGCCGACACATACGACGAACCGACCGAATATCGCGGGGCCGTGCAGGAATTCATGCTGTTCTGCTGACCCCACCAGTTTCATTCCCAGCCGCCCCGAGAATTCCGGGCGGCTGTTTCTTTGCCCGAACGGGCGCAACGGCCCGGAAACGGGTCTCTTCACTGAAAGGCCCTTCAATGGCACTCTCGCTCCCGACCGGTACCGCATACGCAATCGCAACCATCTACGCCGCCGCTGTCGGCGTCACGGCCGCATCGAACGCAGCGGAAACGGTCCTCACCACTGCAGCAAACACCTTCGCCGCCGGCGACTACCTTGAGTACGTTGGCGGCTGGAGCCGCATGACCAATCGCGTGTTCCGCGCCAAGGCCGCGACTGGCACCTCGGTCACCCTGGAAGGCATGGACACCACCGAGGTAAACCTGTTCCCGGTCGGTATGGGCGCCGGCGCGCTGCGCAAGATCACGACCTGGATTCCGATCCAGCAGGTGTTGACTGCCGAGCCGTCCGGCGGCGATCCGAAATACGTCTCGGTCAGCCTGATGGAAAACGAGAACGACATCAATCTGCCCGACGGTTACAACGCGCAGAGCCTGGCCCTGACGATCGCCGACGACCCGCTGCTGCCACATCACGCGGCGATGAAGAAGATCGCGGACTCGCGCAAGATCGCCGCCCTGCGCGCTGACCTGCCGAGCGGCAGCAAGATCCTGTTCAACGGCTACATTTCGTTCGACGAAACCCCAAGCATGGCCAAGGGCAACGTCATGGCCGTCAAGGGCGGCTGCGCGCTGCAGAACCGCCCCGTTCGCTACGCCTCGTAACAAGTTTTGCCAGCTCGCACTAGCGGGCTTTTTCCCAACCGCGAGGTCGCCCCTCGCGGTTTTTTTATACCCCTCTGAAAGATAAAAATCATGGCAACCAAAGCAAACAAAATCGTCCTCGGTAAGCGCCCAACCGGCTTCAAGAAAGAAGTGAAGTGCATCATGCTCGACGGCTCGACCGGCTGCATGGAAGTGACGTTCAAGTATCGCAGCCGCACCGAACTGGCAGAGCTGACCGACAAGTTCCAGGCCACGCTGAAAGACGAAGCGAACGTCGAAATCGAGCGCTTCAAGGCAGCCGTTGAAAAGGCGAAAGCTGCGGGCGAGACGATCCCCGAATTCACGATGACCCAGGCCGAGATTGTCGCTCGCCAGACCAAGGTTGCTGTCGATTACATCCTGGCGATCGTCGACAGCTGGAACCTGGACGCTGAATTCGACAAGCATGGCGTTGCCGAACTGGTCGACACGCTGCCGGCCATGGCCGACGCGATCAAGGACGACTACCGCAACGCGATCAACGAAGGCCGCCTGGGAAACTAAAGGCGGTCGCCGAATCCATGTACAAGCCGGGTCTGTCAAAAAAGGACCTAGCTGAGATGGAGGCGGCGTGCCTCACTCCCGAAGACTTCCCAGATGAAGACGTCGAGGTGTGGCCAGAGAACTGGGATGCCTACGTGCTGTTCTCGTTCATGCGCACGCAGTGGCGCGCCGGGGGCATGGGAATCATCGGCCTCGATTACGGCCCGCTGCATCGCAAGATGGATCGGATGGGCTTGTCGGCCGAGGGTTATGACGACCTCGAAGGAGACATCCAGGCGATGGAGTACGCCGCGCTCGGCGCCATGCATGATCGCGATGAGTAGGAAACAACCATCTCAGCCCTGAGCACTTGCGTGCCAGGGCTAAATTATTTTCAAGGCTCGCCATGACCGATATCGTCAACAACGCAACAATTCGGGTGGTGGCGGATGCCTCCGGCGTCGAGGCTGGACTGCGCCCGGCGATCGATGCCGCGCAGCGCGCTGGCCAGGCGATCACGCAATCGGGCGCTAGCGCCGCCGGCGCCGCGCGAAGTGTGGAATCTGCGCAGCGCAATATCATTGCGTCGATCCAGCGCACGACAATGGCCATGGAGTCGGGTGGCCGCACCACCGCTGCCTATTACGAAGCGCAGGCGCGCCAGCGCAACGTGGATCCCGCATCGCTGACTCCGTACCTAAACCAGTTGCGCGCGGTCGAGGCCGCGCAGAACCAGGCGACGGAGTCGACGCGTGCCCAAGCTGTGGCCGCTCGTGAGCTGGCCCAGGCGCAAGCCAACAAAGAATCGTTCCTGGCCGGCCTGCGTGAGCAAATCGCCCTGTTTGGTAAATCGACCGAAGAAGTGTTGCGATACCGCGCTGCTCAAGCTGGCGCGTCGCAGGAGGCCGCCCAGCTGATCCTGCAGCTGCAGAACATGCGCGCAGCCCAGGAACAGGTCGAGGCCGCCGCGCGCGCCGCGGCGCTGGCCCAGCGTGAATCTGTCCAAGCCGACGCGTCGCGTAACGCATTTCTACAGGGCCTGCGCGAGCAAATTGCGCTGTTTGGCTTGTCCACTGACGAAGTGCAGCGCTACCGCGCAGCGCAGGTCGGAGCGGCAAGCGCAGCCGATCCGCTGATCGCCAAGCTGCGGGACCTGCGCCTGGCGCAGGAACAGGCCACCTATGGCGAGCGAATGCTGGCGCAAGCCCAGCGCGAAGCTGCGCAGGCGCGCGCCGGCCAGGACTCGTTCCTGAAAGGGCTCGAGAACCAGGCACAAGCAATCGGGAAAACGCGCGTCGAGCTGCTCGAGCTGCAAGCCGCGCAGATGGGCGTGACCACCCGCGCCAAACCCTTCATCGACCAGCTGCGCGCCGCGGATAGCGCCCTGCAGGGCGGCGGCATGTCTGCGGCCGCTATGAACGCCGCGCTGCGCAACGTGCCGGCGCAGATGACCGACATCATCGTCAGCTTGCAGGGTGGCCAAGCCCCCCTGACGGTTCTGCTCCAGCAGGGTGGCCAGCTGCGCGACATGTTCGGTAGCATCGGCGGCGCCGCGCGCGCCCTCGGTGGTGCCGTGCTCGGCCTGATCAATCCGTACACGGTCACAGCCGCAGTAGTGGCCACCGGTGCATTGGCGTTCAAGTCGGGCTATGACGAGTCGATCAAGTACTCGCGCGCGCTGATCATGACCGGCAACATCGCCGGCACCACTGCCGGACAGATGGCCGACATGGCCAACAGCATGGAACTGGTCAACGGCTCGCAAGCGACCTCTGCCAAGGCACTGACGACGCTGGCCAGCACAGGAGCGATCGCTGGCGCCAATTTGGAAAGGTTCGGTACAGTCGCGGTGGATGCGCAGCGCATCCTGGGCCGTAGCGTCGAAGACACCGCGAAGGAATTCGCAGCTCTGGGTAAAGATCCGCTCACCGCGCTCCGTGCGATGGGCGATCAATACGGCTTCGTGACCACGGAAACCTACCGGGCAGTCAAGGCTGCGCAGGAGCAGGGCCGCATGATCGAGGCGGCAAGCATCGCGCAGAATGCCTACGCCAATGGTGTGGCCAGCCAAAAGGACAAAGTCCTGGCCACCTTGTCGGCATGGGAGCGGGGTTGGATCGCTTTGAAGAAGGCCCCGGGTGAAGCTTGGGACGCGGTTGTGGAATTTGCGGGTGGCCGGGTCGAAGGGCCAAATCAGCAGATGGCCGCTCTCGATGCGCAAAGCAAGGAAATGGAATCGCGCATTGAGCGCCTCAAACGCATCGGCAAGTCGCGCGACGGCGCCGCGTATGACCCGTCGAAGGACCGGGATGTGCTGTCGGAGCAGGCGCTTCTGGCAGCTAACCAGCGCACGATCGCCGGGATCAACCAGAAGGCTGCGGCGTCGAAAAAAGCAGCTGAAGAGCAGGCATCGGCGGCAAAACTTCAGGCACTTGAGCGGGATTGGGAAGACAAGCGAAAAATCATGCTGACCCGCGCGGAGCAGCGCGATATGGCGTTGGCAGCGGCCGCAACCCAGGGCCGGGAAGTGGGCGCGACAGAGGAAGCGATCCAGAGCCGCCTCAAGGTGATTCGTCGCGAGTACAACGACGTCTATGTTGCTGGCATCGACAACACCATCACCGCGCTTCGCAAGCGCGGTGAGGTCGAGGATGCGCTGTCACAACGGGCTTTGGATCAAATCCAGGCCCAGCGTGACGCAGGATTGATTTCGGAAGAAGACGCTCTACGCCAGACAGCTGCGAAACAGCTTGCTGACATGGATCGTGTCGAAGCGGGACTTCGTCGCCAACTTGCTCTGACCAGTTCGAAGATTGGCAGCCAACAGCAACAGACCGATATCGAAGGTCAGATCTCGAAACTTGGCGTCGAGCGTGTCACCCGCAGTATCCAGCTTGAGACCGATCTGGCCGCAGCACAGCGCACCCGCGCCCAGCAGAGCACAGAGCTGTACATGCAGGGCGTCGTGGCTGCCAACACCGAGCTGAGCAGCATTACTGCCCAGGTCGAGGCTCAGCGGATCGCAAATGCCGAGATCGGCTTGAGCAAAACGGCACTGGCAGACCTGCAGTTCGGCAGGATGAACGACGCTGCAGCGCTGAAAGAACAGACAGCTGCAGCACTCGACGCGCTCGAGCCCGGCAGCGCGCTGGCTGAGCGGTACCGGCGCCAGGCCGAGGAATTACGCAACCTGGCAGCAGCGAAACGCGAGGGCAGCGTCAAGCAAGACGCTGCCGAGACGAGCAAGAAGGCACTCGATGAATTGAACCAGTTCCTTGATCCTGCACGCGCCGAAACATTCGGCGACGCGCTGCGCGAGGCATTCGGCGGCGCTGGCGATGCTATCTCGAAAATGACGGCGTCGCTCGATGGGTTTGCTCGTCGCCAAGAGCAGATCGCCAAGCACCGTGCAACGGCGGAAGCTCAGCGCGGGACGCCGGAACTCGACGAGATCAAGTATCAAAAAACCATCTTGGAGCTCAACGAGCGGGACACGAAGAATCGTCTCGCTGGATACGGCGCCATGGCCAGCGCTGCAGCCGGATTTTTTGGCGAACAGAGTCGTGGCTACGGCGCCATGATGGCGGTATCAAAAGTCTTCCACGCTGCAGAGCTGGCAATGACGCTGGCCGAGCTGGTGCCGAAGGGCATCGCTGCGGTGCTGGGACAAGGCGCAGGAGACCCATATTCGGCGCCGGCGCGCATGGCGGCAATGGCAGCTATCGTGACCGGCCTGGGCGTGGCCATCGGGGGCCTATCTGGCGGGGGCGGCGTGCCGCTGTTCGAGTCGCGCCAGAAGGCGCAGGGCACCGGCTCGGTGCTGGGGTCGGATGCCAAGTCGGAATCCATCTCGCGCGCGCTCGACGGCATTGAGGGTGCGACGATTCAAGACCTGGCCATCAGCAACGGCATGCTCGCTTCGTTGCGCAACATCGAGGTCGGTATCGGGCAATTCTCTTCGCTGCTGGTGCGAACCACCGGTGTGACAGGCAAGTTTGGCGCGGACATGGGCAAGAACGTGTTCGACGCGAAGGCGATTGGCCTGGGCGGTGCCGCGTTGGGTGGTGTGGGCGGTGCAATGGCTGGTGCCTATGTCGGTATGGGCACCAGTCAAATTGGCCTGCTGCTCGGAGGCCCGGTTGGGATGGCGCTTGGCGCAGCACTTGGCGCAATTATCGGCAAGACGTTTGTCGGTAAGGCGCTGGGAAGCATCTTTGGCGGCAAGCAAACCGTTGAAGATACCGGCTTCACTCTGGACAAGACGACCTTCGCCGGGATCTTGGGCGGCGGCGTCAACGCATCGCAGTATGCCGACATCAAGAAAAAGGGCGGCTGGTTCAGCAGCGACAAGAACAGCACCAAGATGGAAGGCATTGGCGCCGACGGCAACCGCCAGATCGCCAGCATCCTTACATCGCTGTATGACACCGTGTTCGAAGCGGGGAAGGTTTTGGGTATTGGGGCTGACGGCTTCGAGGCGCAGCTGAACAGCTTCGTGGTCGATATCGGCAAGGTTAGCCTGAAGGGGCTGTCGGACGACGAGATCGAGAAAGAGTTGTCGGCCGTGTTTTCTAAGGTCGGCGACAACTTGGCCGCGTTCGGCGTGGCCGGTCTTGAATCGTTCCAGAAGGTGGGCGAAGGCTACCTGGAAACCCTCACCCATGTGGCGACCAATTACCAGGCCGTCTCTGTGGTTACGAATTCGATGGGGATGACGTTTGGCGCAGTCGGTCTGGCGTCGGTCGGTGCGCGGGAGCGGCTGATCGATCTGGTCGGCGGCCTGGATGAATTTACGTCGAGCGCTGACCAATTCTTGGCCGATTTCTACACTAACCAGGAGCGGGCTGACTCACTTCGCGCGCGCATCACGCCTACGCTCGACCAGTTCGATATCAAGACTGGCGCCGAGGATTCGCTGCAGCAGTTCCGCAGCGTTGTCACCGGGCTGGACCTGACGACCGAATCTGGCGCGCGCGCCTATGCCACGCTGATGCAGATCGCCCCTGCTTTCAAGCAGATTGCCGACGTTGACGCGGACGCGCTGGAGAAGGCAGCCGACCTGGCTAGCGGCAAGCGCGAGCTTGAAATCCGGATCATGGAGCTGCTGGGTGACAAGGTCGGCGCGCTGGCAGCCACGCGTGCAGTTGAGCTGGCAGGGCTGGACGCATCGCTGCGCCCACTTCAGCAACGTGTCTTCGCCCTGGAGGACGAAGCGGATGCACTCGAAGCCGTCACCAAGGCGACCGAGCAGGTCAAGGCAAACGCTTCTGCGCTGCTAAGCGGCGTCGATGCCGCATACGGCGTGCTCCAGCGCGTGACCGATCGCCAGAAGAAGGCGATGCAGGAAGACATTCAGATGCGGACCGAAGCGGTCAACAGCCTGAAAACCATGTCGTCCGCGCTGCGCAGCTCGCTTGACGGTATGCGCTCTCCAGAACAGCAGGAGGCGGACCGCTACAGCGGAATGGCGGAAGTGCGCGCGGCGCTGGCGATCGCCAAGGCTGGCGGCCCGCTGCCGGCTGCGGACGCGTTGCAGAAGTCGCTGTCGAAGATCGGCAACGGTCCATCGACAGCGGCTTACGCCACGTACCAGGACTATCAGCGCGACCTGTTCGGCGCCCAGGGTGACCTGGCTGAACTGGCCAAGCTGACCGACGGTGCGCTGACGGTTGAAGAGAAGAACCTGAAGGTCGCCGAGGATCAAGTCAAGCAGCTCGACGCGATGCTCGCGCGCCACCAGGATCAGATCGACGTCCTGAAGGGCATCAGCACCATCGGCCTGTCGATCGAGCAGGCGATCAAGGCGCTGCAGGGCGCCATGGCAGCGGCGAACGCCAACCCGGTTGTATCGGCAGGCGCGGCGATCAACAACGCCTACCAGCAGAACCTGGGCCGTGCGCCCGACGCTGCTGGTTTCGAGTGGTGGAAAAACGCCGCCGCCAACGGCGCGCCGATCGATCAGATCGTGGGCGGCATTGCCAACTCGACGGAAGCCGATCTCCGGAAGCTGTACCAGGGCGTGCTGGGCCGGGCGCCGGATGCCGAGGGTCTGCAGTTCTGGATGCAGGCCTACGGTCCGACGATGAGCGAGGCGGAGAAAGCGGACTGGCTGAAGGCGGCGCAGAAGGATGCGTCGAGCAAGCTGCCGGGCTTCGCAATCGGCACCAACTACGTCAAGACCGACATGCCGGCAATGATCCACGAGGGCGAGCGCATCATGCCCGCGGCTGACAACCGCGAGCTGATGCGCCGCCTGGCCAGCCCGGACGGGAATGCCGAGGCCCTGGCGGCGGAGGTGGCGCGTCTGTCGACCGCGATCGAAGCGCAGCAGCGTGAGAACGTCGAGCTGCGCGAGGCGCTGCGTGATGGCATGTTGGCCATCGCCACGCACACCAGCAACACCGCGAGCCACTTGGATGACGTGGTCAACGGCCGCAAGCCGATTTCTACCGAGATCGTTCCTGCACTCGTTCCAGCATAAGGATCCTGATGGACATCATTGAACCTGTCACCCTG